TAGAAAAGCAAAATCATTAGCAGCATCAAATCGTGTTTGGAGTGATGAAACAAAAGAAAAAATTAGAAAAAGTAAATTGGGTTCAAATAGTCCAGTTGCGGTTAAAATTGAAGTTGATGGTTTTATCTATGAAACTAGAAGAGAATGTGCTAAATATTTTGGTATAAGTGAACCCGCGGTTACTAAAAGATGTAAAAGTAAAAATTTTGGAAATTGGAAAATTATTAAATAAAAATTAAATAGATTATGAAATACTACGGAGAAGAACTCGGTTGGGAAATTGGTGTCGACTACCCTGAATGGGCAAACACAGAGATTTATGTAAAGACAATCTCAAAAGGTTATTTACAAGCAGGTGAAAAACCAAAAGATGCATATTGGAGAGTAGCAACTGCGGTTGCAAAAAGATTAGGAAAACCACAATTAGCAACTAAATTCTTCGATTATATTTGGAAGGGATGGTTATGTTTGGCAACCCCTGTATTATCAAATACAGGAACTGATAGAGGCTTACCAATTAGTTGTTTTGGTATCGATGTAGGAGATAGTATCTTTGAAATCGGAAACAAGAATTTGGAATTAATGTTACTTGCAAAACACGGCGGTGGAGTTGGTATTGGTATCAACATGATACGTCCTGCAGGTGCTAAAATCACGGGCAACGGTACATCCGATGGAGTGGTACCATTTATTAAAATCTATGATTCCACTATTATTGCAACAAATCAAGGATCAGTTCGTAGAGGAGCGGCATCAGTCAACATAAAAATTGAACATAAAGATTTTGAAGATTTCTTAGAAGTAAGAGAACCAAAAGGTGATGTAAATCGTCAATCATTAAACCTACATCAATGTGTTGTAGTTAGTGATAAATTTATGAAAAAATTAGATGAAGGTGATTCTGAAGCACGTAGAAAATGGGGTAAACTATTACAAAAAAGAAAGGCAACAGGTGAACCATATATTATGTTCAAAGGTAATGTTAATAAACAAAATCCTGATATGTATAAGAAGAACGGTTTAAAAGTACATATGACAAATATATGTTCTGAAATTGTCTTACATACAGATGAACAACATTCTTTTGTTTGTTGTTTAAGTTCGTTGAATTTGGCTAAGTACGATGAATGGAAAGATACTGACTTAGTGTATACATCAACAATGTTTTTAGATGGTGTATTAGAGGAATTTATTCAAAGAGCTAAAAATATGAGAGGTTTCGAAAATGCGGTACGTTCTGCTGAAAGAGGTAGGGCATTGGGATTAGGTGTATTAGGTTGGCATACTTATTTGCAACAAAAAGGTATCCCATTTGAAGGATTACCGGCTCAATTTGAAACTCGTAAAATCTTTTCTCAAATCAAAATTGAATCTGAAAGAGCTAGCAGAGATATGGCAAAAGAATTTGGAGAACCATTATGGTGTAAAGATTTTGGTATGAGAAACACACATTTGAGAGCGGTTGCCCCAACAGTATCGAATTCCAAATTAAGTGGTAATGTAAGTAGTGGTATTGAACCATGGGCAGCAAACGTATTTACAGAACAAACATCTAAAGGAACTTTCATTCGTAAAAATCCTGAATTAGAAAGAGTATTACGTAAGATTGGTAAAAATACTAAAGAAGTTTGGGATCAGATTTTGGCAGATGGTGGTTCTATTTTAGGTTTAGATTTTTTAGATGAATGGTGTTTTATTGATTCTAAAATAGTGGAAGTGAAAGAAGTTTTAGAGGAAAACAAATTCAAAATTATTCCAATTAAAGATGTTTTTAAAACATTTAAGGAAATTAACCAATTAGATTTAGTTAGACAAGCGGGTATCAGACAACAATATATTGATCAAGCGGTATCGTTAAACTTGGCGTTTCCTGCGGTTGCAGAACCGAAATTTATTAATGCAGTACATTTAGAAGCGTGGAAACAAGGTGTTAAAACACTTTATTATATGAGAACTGAAAGTGTTCTTCGTGGTGATATTGCTGCAAAGGCAACCGATATAAATTGTTTAAGTTGTGAAGGATAAATAATTGTTATACCTAAATGGTTTAATTTATCCATTTAGGTATATTTATTATTATGAGAAAATATATTTTTTACAAAACTGTAAATTTAAAAAATGGTAAATATTATTATGGAAGTCATTATGGATATAATGGAGATGGTTATTTAGGTTCTGGATTAGTTTTATCTGATGCAATTTTAAAATATGGTAAGGAATCATTCATTAGATATGATTTGAAAGAATTTAAAAGTAATAACGAACTTTTTTTATTTGAAGATAGATTTTTAAAAATATATAATTTAGCAAAAGACGAAAATTCATACAATATTAAAAATGCGGCTAGAGGCGGTTATACATTAGTAAATTATACCGAAGATGAGTTAATTGAACATTATAAAAAAGTATCTAATTCTTTAAAATTATATAGAAAAAATAATAAGGTAACATATTCTGAAGAAACAAGAAAATTACAATCAGAAAAAAAATTAGGAACTAATCATTGGATATACGGAACACAAAGACCTAATGATGTAAAAGAAAAAATTAGTAAAAAATTAAAAGGTATTAAACATACCGAAGAAAGAAAAAATAAAATGAAATTAACAAATCAAAATAGACCTATGGTAACATGTCCCTATTGTGGGAAAACCGCAAAAAAACATAGAAACATGGTAATATATCATTTTGATAATTGTAAAAATAAGTATTTATAAAAAATAAAATTATGTTAGAAGTAAAAAAATTTTCAGCAAGTTGGTGTGGCCCTTGTAAAGCTTTGGCCCCTATAATAAATGATGTAAAATCTCAATTTCCTAATGTATTATTCAGTGAGCACGATGTTGATTCGGATTATGAATTAGCGACTAATTTTGGAGTTAGAACAGTACCTACGGTGGTATTATTAAAAGATGGTAAAGAAATACAAAGACTTTCGGGTCTTTCTCCTAAATCAACTTATATTAAAGTGATTAACGAGGGTATTAATAACTAAAAAATAATATATTGTATTCAAAAGGTTAGAAATTAATTCTAACCTTTTTTTATATATAAAAAGGTACATAACCATTTTCATATTCATTATATTTATGAATATGGCTGTAGATTTAACAACAACATACGGGATAAACTTTCCTTTCCAAGATAGTACAACGGGTCAATATCTTCAAATGACTACTGCTTCGGAAATTGAAGTTAGATCCAATCTTATCCATTTGATTTTAACTGAAAAAGGTAGTAGATATTTTTTACCTGATTTTGGAACAAGAATTTATAGTTATATATTCGAACCAAATGATTCAGTAACATATGATCAAATAGAAGAAGATATAAGAAATGCGGTTAAAAAATATTTACCAAATTTAGATATTCAATCAATAGACATACAAGATGCAATAGATGATCCAACTTATAATATACAAACTGCAGGATCTAATGAAGATAGTAGATTATTCAGAGCAGGTAATATTTCAGATGCACCTTACACAGCAACAGTAAAAATAAATTATACAGTAAATAATGGGGCATTTTCGTCCTCAGATTTTATAATTTTAAACATATAATATGGGTAAACAAATATCATACGCGGTTAGAGATTTTGCGGGTTTGAGACAAGAGTTAGTAAATTTCACAAAAAATTACTATCCAAATTTAATTCAGAATTTTAATGATGCTTCAGTATATTCCGTATTGTTAGATTTAAATGCTGCCATTTCAGATAACCTACATTTTCATATTGATAGAGTTTGGCAAGAAACAATGTTGGATTATGCTCAACAAAGACAATCTTTATTTTTCATTGCAAAAACATATGGTTTAAAAATTCCTAACACAAGACCTTCTGTAACATTAATTGATTTTTCAATAAGTGTACCCGTTAATGGAGATAAAGATGATATGAGATATGAAGGTGTTTTAAAAGCTGGTGCACAAATTTCAGGAGGAGGACAAACATTTGAAACAATAAATGATATTGATTTTTCGAGTCCATTTACATTAGACGGTACCCCCAATCGTTTGAAAATACCAAACTTTGATAGTAATAATAGATTAATTTCATATACTATTACAAAAAGAGAACCTGTCGTGAATGGTGTAACAAATGTTTATAGAAGAGTTATTACGTCAACTGACCAAACACCTTTTTTGAAATTATATTTACCTGAACAGAATGTATTGGGTGTTACTGCAGTAATTCACAAAGATGGTACGAGTTATAGTTCAAATCCAACTTCAGCTGAATTTGCAACAAGTCCAAATAAATGGTATGAAGTTGATTCATTGATTCAAGAAAATATCTTTATGCCTGACCCTACTTCAGTTTCAGACAGTAATAATTTTTTGGCTGGAACATATATTCAAACAGATAATAAATTTGTTACTGAATATACACCCGAAGGATATTTTTCATTAACTTTTGGATCAGGAAACGTGAATCCATTATCAAACTTAGATAACTACATAAACGGTTCATTACAAGTAAATTTAGCTACATATTTGAATAACATGTCATTAGGTGCTATACCTCCTGTAAATTCAACCTTATTTGTCCAATATCGTGTTGGAGGTGGAAAAGCTTCTAATTTAGGGGTTAATACAATTACAAGTGTGGATAACATTATTTTTAATGTAAATGGACCGAATTCAAACATTAATAACCAAGTTATACAATCATTGACAATAACTAATCCAGTACCAGCAATAGGTGGAGCTGATCAACCATCGATTGAAGAAATTAGGTCTATGGTTTCATATAATTTTGCAGCACAAAACAGAGCTGTAACTCTTAATGATTATATGTCATTAATTCAGTCAATGCCTTCTACATATGGTGCACCAGCTAAAGTAGGTGTAATGGAAGTAAACAATAAAATTCAAATAAATTTGTTGTCATATGATGGTTTAGGTAATTTAACGGATACAGTATCAACCACTTTACAGAATAATATTTTAAAATATCTTTCACAATATAGAATGGTCAATGATTATTTGAGTGTGAACGCAGCTGAAGTAATTGATTTAGGATTCCAAATTGATTTAGTAGTAAATAAAAATATAAATCAAACAGATATTTTATCTAATGTTATTTCAGAAACATCTTCTTATTTATCAGTTGATGGTAGAAAAATGGGTGATCCTTTATTTGTGGGAGAACTAACACAAATTATCAATCAAATAAATGGTGTAGTAAACGTAGTAGATGTTAGAGTATACAATAAAGTTACTAGCCCTTATTCTTCGGCTCAAGTTTCTCAACCATATGTAGATCCAATTACAATGGAAATACAACAACAAGATCAAATTATATATATGAAATCTAATCAAATTTATCAATGTAGATTTCCAAATACCGACATTTTGGTAAGGGTTAAAACTTTAGGTTCGACTACATATTAAAAACAATTTTCTTTATATTGATAGAAAATTAAGATTTTTCTATTTATATAAAGAATGGCACAAAAATACAGAATTTCAACGGATATAGGGGTAGATAAACTTATCACAGTTGAACTTAAACAAGAATACGATATTTTAGAGATTCTTTCACTTAAGTTCACCCAAACAAATGCATATACTTCATTTTGTTCAGATTATGGTGTAGTGGTAGGTAGAGTTACCGCAAATAATGGATTCGGGATACCAAATGCTAAAGTTTCTATTTTTATACCACTAAGTGATGTGGATGCAAATGACCCTGTTATTTCAGCTTTATATCCTTATACTCAAATAGATGATTTAGATCAAAACAATTATAGATATAACTTATTACCTTCGAGACAACAACACGGAGGTCATACACCAACAGGAACTTTTCCAGATCAATCAGATATACTGAACAGAGAGGAAATTTTAGAAGTTTTTGAAAAATATTATAAGTTCACAGTTAAAACAAACATATCAGGTGACTTTATGATTTGGGGTGTTCCAACAGGACAACAAACTTTACACATTGATGTTGATACTTCCGATATAGGTTGTTTTTCTTTAAGACCTGACGATTTCTCGAGACAAGGCGCAGGGGTAGATAAATTTAAAAATAGTTACACTTTTAAAGCGTCTGAAGATTTAAACAGTTTACCTCAGATTGTTACATTCAACAAAACAATACAAGTTTATCCTTTTTGGGGCAATACGGATTTTTGTCAAATTGGAATTTCAAGGAGTGATTTTGATTTATCATCTGCAGGTGTTAAAATTGAACCCAAAGCGATGGTTATTGGTGGAATATTCACCGACACTGGAAAAAACGCAATTGATAAAAACTGTATTCCAACTAAAAATATGGGTTCTAAATGTACCTTAGCGTCACATAAAGGTAAGATAGAAGCATTAAGATTCACATCTCAATTTGATGAATACAATAGACCAATAATTGAAGAATATGACTTACACGAAGACATTCCTGAGGATGGAAGTTTTGTGTTTAGTGTTCCTATGAATATGGATTATTTGTACACTAATGAATTTGGTGAGATGGAATACACTAATAATCCAAATAAAGGTATTCCAACCTCTGCTTGTTATCGTTTCAAATTCACGATGAAAGATGAAGGGTTAGAAAGAGTAAGAGTAAGAGCATCTTATTTGGTGCCGAATATTAGAGAATTTCAATCAATTGATGGAACAGAACAAGAAAAATCTTACGCTTGGACAACTGAATATAGTGGATATCCTACAGACGCTCAAGATCTAATTTTATATGGTGAAAATGGATTCTTCTATCCACAAGATTATTTCTTCAGATTCCATTATGCTAAAGTTTACACAGTATCATCATTCCAAAGTACATTAATACACGGGAGTTTCTTAGGTTCCAATAGATTTTTAGGAATCAAAGAAATACACCCACCCGAGGATAAAGATTGTTTGAATAGTGTCGTTACACCTCCAATAAATTTCGCATCAAAAAATACAGGATTGAATTTTCCTGTTATAATTGCTGATGTTGTAACGTTTATTCAATTTATTTTTTCATTAATTAAATTAACGATATTCGAATTCTTCGGTTCTTTTTTATATACTGTAGGCCAAGCTTTATATAATATTTATTTTGGTTGGCCTTTTAATTGGAGACCATTTGGAAGAATTGGCGAACAATTTAAATCAGGTGCTTATTCAATTGCAGCGGCTGGTCAATTTACACTCCCCTTAGTTATTTATGATGATTGTGAACTATGTACAAATGACGATACAAGTTTAACACACGGCATCAATGTAAACAATTATTGTAAAATAGGTGAATTATCATTCAACGTTATTTATGGAGTAAAAAATGAATTTAATGGGAATGAATTTGCTAATTACGCTCTGTTTTACATTACTGGTAACACTGCAGGAGATAGTTTTGAAAATCCAGGACAACCTGCTAGAGACAGTGATGCAGGATGTTTAAATTCTTATAATGGATTCACAGGTGGAACATACACTAATATGAATTCATTAACAACAACAGATTTATATGGGAATATAATACCGGAAATTGAAATGGTTTTTGGTGGGTACAATAATTCTTGGTTGAATAGTGCTGAGTTTGGAATTTCAGGGACAAGCGGAAATGGTAATTATCAAATTCAATATCTTAATGGATGGGGTGGTACAAACTTACCTGCAGGGTATGTTATATTGATACCTTATTCTGATTTACAAAATTATCTTGGTATAAGTGATATAACACAATATCCTTCAATACAAGTTAATGGTCCAATTGAATCTAGTTATAAACAAATTTCAGGTTATACAACCTATGCAGCTCTTTATGATTTGGCTCATACTCACAGTGGTGCAACCATTTATACAGGTGTGACTCTTGAAGAGGGTTGTGCAATGTATAATAGAGTTTACAATAAAAGTATACCAAAAGAAGTTATTTGGTTGGAAGGCGAAACCCCTTATGGTTTACCTACAACACCTGTTAACTATTCTGAAATTACGAATTCAACTCAATTATTGAATAATACAAAATCACCAGGTATTGTGGAACTTACAATTACTAACACCAATAATATTTTAGCAGATAAAAGTAGATTACCTAATGGTGGTGTTGATTGGATAATTGGTGGTGAATGTTGGTATATTAATAATCAACATAGATTACCCCAAGCAATAAATTGGGATAGGTTAGGTAAAATAACATATAACAGACAAACAAAAACAGGATTTTCTGAATTTAGAGGAGGTGTTTTTTCAATAGTACCTTCCATAGATGGTGTATCAATATACAACATAAATGCAATTAGAGAATGGTACAGAAGAAAACGAGTTGGTATTGCTTTTTGTGGAGGTATAGTGAATTATTCATTTATTGATAACTGGTTATCAGGTTCATTATATTTTTATCAATTTAAAATGAAATTAAAAGGTGCATTTGCTAAATTTTGTAACACAATTGCACATTATTCGCCATCACAAAATACTTTTTATTATAGGTCAACAGTTTACACTCCACCAACTACAAACTATTATCCATTCACAGGTGGTACTTGGGGTTATGAAGGAGGTTCCGTGGGTACCAATTATGTTACTTTGGGACATCCAACTACATTTGTTGATTTAGGACCAAGAGATGTTTTTATCGGTGAAATTTGTACCGATTCAACATTAGACCCAAATTGTTCTGTTGCACGATCAATAGGACCGACATCTTGGAAACAATTTAGTGAACTTGTTGCATTTGCAATAAATTACAGACAAGATACAACAAATGATACTCAACAAGTAGAAGACTATTTCAGTGAGAATAATGCTGAAGGAGTTTTTGGTGGATTGAATATTTTTGATGGTGATATTGTTCAATTATTATCAATCAATAGCGAAGCAGGTATAGATGCATTCGATATGACAAGTGCAAATTATATTTCATATAATATAGGTCAGTTAGATCCTGTTGATGAATATTTTGTTTTCCAAAATGGAACTGGCTCATATGGTCCCGTACCTATCACAATGCAATATGATGATAAAAGAAATTCATCTTTCGGACCAAAAACCCGAGAATGTTTGAATCAACATTTAGGAGAAACAGCTCAATCTGTTCCATATTTTTTATGGGATAAAAAGGGTACAGGTTTCGGTTCTTATACTTCACCAAGTTCACAATCTTGGGATTATGCAAATGTGCACGTTGCTCCTTTACAAGGAACACCTGCAGTTAATTTCGGTGTACCAAATCATATAACATTAGACCCTTATTTATTACCACCGATGAGTTATAATTATTCTGGTTATACTGTAACAGGTGAAACATCGTTTGCAGAAGAATTTGATGTTGTAGTTTTAACAAGTGACCCAACATATATTTCAGATGTGGACACTTTAAGTGAATATGTTGATACAGCATTCAATCAATTTAAAATTTTGATTGCAACAAGTGGAACTATAACTGACCCATTATCAGGTAATTTATACATAAGATTGAATGGACAATGGAATCCATATACATCAGGTGCAGCTATACCTTGGACACCACAATTAGCATATAGTGTATGGCCTACAGTTGATCCATACACATCACATAAACAAATTTTATCAACTCCATTCTTGTATTATTTTGGTTTAAGACCAGGTAATACTGCGATTGATAAATTGATAGAAAGATTCGGCCCTATATCAGGCTTCACGACAGTTAACTAATGAAAAAGAAAATTGTATTACCATCAGCTAGATATCAAGGTGCACCTAATCAAGATTTAAATTTAACAATTAAACTTGATAATAGTGATGTACAACTAAGAGAAGGTGATATGGATATATCACTAGACGTTTTACAACTTTTTGATGCTGAAAGAAATCAATCAATTGATTATAAAATTTATGGTAAATTGAAAATGATTTTCAGAAATATGTACAGCGGTGATACTGAAAGTTACGAACCATTAAATCAAAATTTATATTTAGTAGGTGATGGTTCTAATGATAATTTTACAGGTTACTTACCATACAACGAATTTGCATTTTTAAGAAATGATGTTTTGAGAGAAGTTAATATGCCTATGAGTGGTGATACTTTAGGTACATTTACTCAAAACATAGTTTTAAGTGGTGATACAAGTCATACTACTATTACTCCAATAACTGCACCATATCAGAATTGGAATTTTTATCTAAGCTATGTGTATGATCAGGATTCAAATTACCCTATGGGTTACACAACTTCGGGTGGAACTTATTTTCCGTTTTTATCTGGTGATGGAATACCTTTTGAAGTAACCAATGATGGGACCTATTATAATTTTACATCTATGGTTCCCCATAATATGTCACTTGGTGAATATATTGTAATAACAGGATTTTCAATATCAGGCGTACCAGTAAGTCCAACTAATTTAACAGGTACAACTTTTGCTATAGATGGTTTGGGTAATGCTACACATAATTCAGAAAAATATGTTGTAAATGTTTTGATGAATCAATTTCCAACAGGTATTACATTTAATGAAGTTATTATTGGAAAAAGATGTATCGACATAAAAAACATTACCGGTACAACATCCACATATTATGTTCATAAAATGAAAACATTGACAGATGTTAATGATTATATCTTAGATAAAGTAGGTTTCGAATCTCCTATATGGATGGAAGAGAAGAAAATGTTATATCAAAATAGTCAGGGAATTTATGATTTTTTAGTTGAAAGAAACAGAATGGAATCTGTTGTTTTTGATATAAAAGAACCTTTTGCGTTGAGCGGTATTACCAATAATATGGGATACACACCTACAGAATTATACGTAAGTGTAATTTTTAGAAATGGAAATGGTTATTTTGACTATCCTGTTAAAGTTGGTTACAAATTTAATTTCCACGATACTTGGATAGATAATTATTTTTCAGGAACAACTTCATTAGAAACGGGAATGACATATACTAATTTCATTCATAGTGGTATTACATTTAAAAGTGGAAATACATTATCTATCGGAACAGTTTTAACAGGTGCATTTGTTGAATATAATGATAAAGATTTTGCAGAAACAATTATTAGTGAAGCATTTCATAAATTTTATAATCCACCAAATATATTTTGGTATGGTCAAACAGGCCATAGTATGACATATAATGGTTTTATGTTTAGCGGGGCAACAGCAGAAAATCCATTTGGTTTATTTTACCAACCCTTTTATAGAAATATGGTGAGACAATTATCACCTTATGTTGAAACTTCATCAACTAATGACATTTATAATTTACCCGAAAATTGTAGATATGTAGAATCGACAGGATTATGGGAATGGCGAGATTTATATGATCAAGGTTATATTGACCCAGATGGTTATGGAACAAATTTTCCATTTATAAATGGAACACATTATGTTCATTCAGATATTAATTTTTATTTGAGAAATGAAGCTTCTTACAATAATAAAGTAAATGGAATTCGAAATTTCAATAACGTTAAAATAAATTGTTAAAATGGAAATATTAAAAACTGATGGTGTAAATTATCAAATTACTATACCGCAATCTACTGAATTTAGAACAGATTTGGGGTGGCAAGAAAATTTCCAACAATTTGAAGATGAGACCATACAACAAATTATTAACCCAATTATAAATTATGAAACTGTAAGATATGTACACGAACCTTACACAGCTAATACAGGAGTTTATCAAACTGACATATGGTTTACATTTCAATTTTTAGATAATTCAGGAGGATACACTAATGGATTTGATTATAGTTTGGTTGGTATTACTCCAAAAGATAACGCATTGATGTTGGATGATGCAACAAAAAGTTTTTTTAGATTAGAATTTTACAAAACACCAAATAATGTTGCACCAAATAGAAGCAACAGAAAATTAGTTTTTGCTAAGAATCTTTCATTGCCAACAGGTGAAAAATATTTATATGGTCAATTAAATCAATATATATTTCTTCCTGTTTTTAAAGGTTCAAATTATGAAAATAAAGAAAATATGTATTTTTTTTGGTTTCACGATGATGAAGCACTGAAAGGTACTGAATATACAGGAGATACATTTTTTATGACTGCCAGATTTTTCAACGGTGAAGATGGTTCAATTGATAATTTCACAACATCAGGTTTAACCCAAGGACAACAATTGATTGAAAGTTCGGATATGTATTATAAAGTTATAATAAACAGAAATGATTTTTCTTATGTGACATATGGTTATGATGGAGTAAATCAATTAGATAGAGTTGGACAAACAAATAATCCAATAACTTTTTTTCAACAAAGATCATAATGGATAAAAATTACTATAAAATATTACTTAATTCAGGTTCAACTTACAATATTCCCGTTTGGTTAGATAATACTATAGACGAAATGGGTGTTATGGTTGGTTTTGATGGTAATATAGGAATAGAAAATCATTTATGTGACTTCACATATATAACAACAACAGGAAGTACAACAATAGAAGTTTTTAACACTGCTGATCCTTCTGTATTAAGATCTATTACAGAAGCAATATTCACAGTAAATTGGGGTGATGGAAACATGTCCGATTTACCTGTTAGTGTATCTAACACATTATCATCTACAACTCACACATATTCGGGATCGGGAATATATACTGTTTCAATCAGTTTGAATTCACCATGGTCCAATCAAGTTATTGAAAAAACTCTACCAATCCCAGTACCTGATGATGTTTTTAATAAACCAAATCCATTGGGAACTTTTACTGGACTTACAATTCCTGCTTATGTTAATTTAACAGGACAAACTCAAAATTATTTAAATGATTTAAATTATACAAATAATACAGGATACACCACTTTCAATTTTATGGCATTGGGTAGAAGTCGAATTGATGAATTCCAACTTTATGGAGGAGGTTATAGTGGAATAACTACAGGAACAACGGATAGTGGAACAACAATTTATACGGCATATACGATTGATAATCTTCAATATTTTGATTATCCTGATGGTATTACTCAGATAACAGGTACCACTTCGGATTTTTACATGGAATCAGTTTTCAATAATATGATAACTAGAAATGAACATTTTATTGGTTTCATTGATGATCCGATAATCTATTCAGATGTTTTTATTAAAAGAGGACAACAAAGTGTATTGGAACAAACCCTTAGATTGAGTGAAATTGATAATACAGGTTTATTACAAATCTATGGAAATGGATATTTTAATATTCAAAAACAATAAAAATTATATTTATAATAAAAGTTTATGGCAATAGGAACTTACGGAGTAATAAGACCAAGTGATGTATCACCAGCAGATGTTGATATTTTTTACTATTATGTTAGTGGTTTAACCACAACTGCACCCGTGACATTAAAAGCATTGTCACCTGCTACGATATTAACTCCCGTATATCATAACTCTCAAACAACTACAGATACTGTTGCTCCCGGAGTAGAAATTTTAGGTGGATTATATAATTTACAACTACAATCCTCAGATTTTAGTGAATATGGTTATTATACAATTCATATTAGACCAAAACAAATAAGAACAACAATTACAGATTGTGGAGTTTTAGCATCTTTACCGTCAGTTAGAGGTTTAGTAATCGATTTAGGAAATGTTTCACCAACCGATGTTTCTAAATTTACTCCTCAAGGATTAGTAGGTTATAGAATAGAATATTTAGACACTAATACCAGTCAAAAAATACCTAATTTTTATACTATAGTTACATCTTGTTTTTATTGTTTACCTATCACATCAAATGTGAGTAGTACAACTCAAAAAGTTATTAGATATCAATATAGTGACCAAGCAACTAATTTAATGTTTTTGACAATTACACCATCATCAGCACCATCGAGTAAACCAAACACAGTCCCTAATATTGGTACACCTAATCAAAAAATAATTTTAACAAATACGTTTGTAAATCCAACTACTATTGAAATAGAAATGGTTGAATACGATACACAATCATTAGCTTATGCGTTATATGGTAATCAAACTAAAGCAGTCGCTGAAGGAGTTTACACAATATACGATGACAATAATAACATCTATAAACAATACAATCTATACGAAATTAATGATACCTATGGTGATACTCTTTATGAAGTTAGAGAACTTAAAACAGATATTGACCAAACATTAACATTCAATAGTATTACATCTCAATAATGGCAACAACAGGACAAACATTTACAGCTAGAGTTATTAATCCAAGTCAAGCGGCTAGTGGAGCCGATACATTTGCTGATAGTTTAGTTGGGGTACAGATTACAAATGGTACTTCACAATTAACTAACACAAATTTCGCTTTAGATAAATTAGTGGTTCAAAAAGATAATAAAACATTTAAAACAAATCAATTTTCTAAATTTTTTGATTTAAATGATCTACAACCACAAGTAAGTGGAGTTACAACACAAACTCAAGATCAAATTGATCAACAAGTTGTTTTTAATAATTCCAAGGCAGATGCGGGATCAAATTCACTATTTGGTTCATTATCAAGTAGAATTTCAGTTGATATACAACAAATTATATCAGCGTTTCCTGCTGGATTATACAGTGACCCAACATCATCACAAGGTATTTATCAATATACTGCATATAATATAAATTATAATGATAATTTAAAATCAACAACGTTTAATGTTGAGAGTGGTAAAATATACAACCCATTAGGTGTTACTATAAATCCACCAAGTAGTAGTGTTATACCAACAACAAATAATCAGATAGCAAACTTTTATTCTTCTTATTTAAATTATGTCCTTGATATGGGCGGATTAATTTATAATATTATAAATTATATACCTGCAAATGCTCAAAATGTTTTAACATTTACTGTTGATGGAAATCCGTTTAGTGGAAATACGACTTATAATTATGGATTCTTAATTAGACCTAATGATAGTTTAGTTGAAACATTTTACAATGGATTAGACGATTTACAAGCTTGTTTATTAGATAGAACTACAAATCCCATTTATACTGCAACTTTTCAAATTCCATTATCTAACAATGATAATTTGGCCGATTCATTACAACAAGTTCAATATAATTGGCCAGTTTCAAAAGATGGTTGGAATATACAAATTGTAGGTATTGATTATAATGTTTACATACAAAACTTAAGTAATACTGCAAGTATTATTGATGATTATAAGTCGAATTTGATTATAAAATTTTTAACTTCTGATTCATTAATTGAATATGATACTCCAGAACAGAAATTTCAATCTATCTTACAGATATATGGTCAAAGTTTTGATGAAATAAAAAAATACATAGACAATATTGCTTACATGAGAAATGTAAGTTATGATGGTATTAATAATTTACCTGATGTATTGTTAAAAAATCTTTCCAATAATTTGGGGTTAGATACTGTTAATTTATTTGATGAAAAAACTTTTGATAAAACATTATATACAAGAAACAGTACACAATATAGTGATACAAATATAGGTAAAACATTAATTGAGTCCGAATATGAATTTTACAGAAGATTATTAGTTAATCTAGCATACATATACAAATCAAAAGGTACCAAATCTTCAATCGAATTTTTTTTAAAATTTTTAGGTGCTCCTGATCCATTAATTAACATTAATGAATATGTTTATAATGTAACTAAATTTCCAAAATCTTTCAATCTACAAAAAGACATACAAGATGTAATACAAGGAATTAAAACACATTCCAACGGTAAATTTAATTCAATTGATTACATTTATAATGTTAATACCATAACTGCTACAACAACTTATGATTATTCAGGATACCCTGTAAATCAAATTAATAATTACCCAACGTCTGCTTCAGATAGTGATAGTGATATGTATTTCCAAAAAGGTTCAGGTTGGTATGATATTACATTGAATCACAGATCACCATTAGTTATTGATACTGATAATTCAGTTTTAACAGGATACACAAAATATATTATAACTAAAAATGCTCCTTATACATATGGTGAAGATTATTATGATGTGTTCAGAACTTTACCAGGTTTAGATACTGGATATGAATTGGAAAGTCAAATCAATAATGATCAAAATGAAATTATTAATGAAACATCTCCTTTTACATTACCAAGAAAAAATATAAGTGTTTATTTATCACCAAGTCAAGCGTTTGAATACGATATCTATACTAAATCAAGAAATTTATTAATTTCATTTGGTTCCGAATATCAATTAACACCACAGACAGGTTTAACATTTGCACAATTTATTGACAATGTTTTGAGCGAACAAATTATTAATTCTAATACAATAAAATATAGAAAGAATTATATAAGATTAGAAGATGTTTATCATTCATATATAAACAACACAAGTTTCACGCCATATAAGCTTGCGGATTTGAGCGATTTTATTACACGAATGAGTCCTTATTGGATGCAAGTTTTAGATCAAGTTATTCCTGCCACAACATTGTGGACGGGCGGTAACTTAGTACAAAATAATATAATTAGAAGATCGAAATATCAATATCAGTATGGTTGTCAACCAGAAACATTAACAGAAGATGTGTATCCATCTGATCAAACCTTTGAAGATGATATAAATAATTCAATAGCAGATGTGCCAACTTGTCACCATTTGAAAGCAATCGAATTTTATCCAAATTTTGATATCAATGGTATTGTTTATAGTGGAGATGCTACTTGTTGTGTTATGATTAGTGGCGCCACTAATATTACAGGAACAACTATAATTAATAATCAAACATTTGTCACAGGTTCTACAAAATTATATGAAACTTCAGAATTTGAACCACCGTATGTCACATATAGTGAAAATGAAAATATAATAAAAGAATTATGGAAAACGGCCATAGTAAATACAGTTAATTATATCAACACTCATTCAGGTTATACAAGAGATGCTGTTGGAGTACTTAATGGTTATTTACCACAAACAAGTGGGTCAACAACTATTAGTCCTATAATGTCATATAATTTTTATACCGATACAAATGGAACAGAAAAAATTAAATTCACATCATACAAATATGGTCCTAATGATTGTACAATAAAAAGTTTTGAATTTTTATTATCAGTAGTATCAACTATATTACCTCCATTCTGTACTATTTCAGGTGGTACTTTAGTAATTAATACTACTCCAACAACACCAACCCCAACACCTTCTAATACTGCGACACCTACAGTAACACCAACTAATACTCCAACAGTGACTCCAACTGTTACTGTAACTAAAACACCAACACATACACCAACACCGAGTGTAACTTCAACTATTACACCTACACCTACTATTACATTGACTA